CGTGACCGCTACCAGTGCGCCGCCTGCGGCAGGTACGGCAACCAGGTCGACCACATCGACGGCAACAGTAGCCACAACCCAACCGATGGAAGCAACTGGCAGACGCTGTGCCACAGCTGCCACAGCGCCAAGACCTTGAGGGAGGTGACCGGTGGACAGCATCGAAGCCCGATTGGATCGGATCGAACAGAAGCTGGACACCCTGATCGCCGCCCTCGCTGAGGACGATGACCAGGAAGGCCCAACCATGGACCTGGAGGGCAACACGCTCCCAGCAGCCCGAGAGGAAGGCCAGGAGCTGTGATCGACAGCCCCAGACCCCGGGGGGTGGGTGGAAAGTCAAAAGGCTTTCCTTTGCGGCACGCGCCCGGAATCGTTTTTTCACACGTGCGATTGGATTGAACAGGAATTTTCGAGGAGTGTCGTGGGACGAGCCCGTAAGCCAGTAGCCCTGAAGGTGATCAGCGGGACGGACCAGCCTTGCCGGCGTCCGGAGATCCCGCCGGTCGACTTCGCGCTCGCCTCGGAGGTGCCGGCGCCGCCGGACTGGCTGCCGAACGCACATGCGATCAAGGAGTGGCACCGCCTGGCCCCGATCCTCTGCCAGGTTGGGCTGCTGACCGAAGCGGGTACCTCAGCGCTGGCGATGCTCTGCAGCCTGCACGGCAAGATCGTGCAGCTCTACGCGGCCGGCGAGGCGCCGACCGGACACATGGTCGCCCAGTACCGGGCACTCACGAACGACTTCGGCCTCACGCCAGTGGCCCAGGGCAAGGTCAAACCCGTTGGCCAGAAAGAAGAAGGCAACCGCTTCGCCCGAAACGGCAAGCGGCCCTCGTGATTACGTAGGGATCGCCAAGGCTTACGCCAAGGCGGTCCTGGCAGACAGGGCAGGGAAGCGGCACGGCGAGCTGATCAAGGCGGCTGCGCGGCGGTTCCAGCGCGACTTGAAGCGAGCCCGTCAGCGCGGTGCCCGGTTCAAGTTCGACCCTTGGCACGCGAACGACGCCTGCGACTTCATCGAGAAGCTGCCGCACGTCGAGGGGGTGTGGGACACGCCGAACATCGAGCTGCACCCGTCGCATGTGTTCTTCGTCGTGCAGCTGTTCGGTTTCCGGAAGCTGGACGGGACACGGCGGTTCAGCTCGGCGCTGTTCTGGGTGGCTCGCAAGAACGCCAAGTCGACATTGGCCGCGGGCATCCTGCTTTACTGCCAGTGCTGTGAGGACGAGCCGGGCGCGCAGATCATCAGCGCGGCGACCACCGGCAGCCAGGCGCGGATCATCTTCAACGTGGCCAAGAAGATGGCGGAGAAGACGGCGGACCTGCGGGAGGCCTTCGGCCTGGAGTGCTGGGCCAACAGCATCAGCCGGATGGAGACCGGCAGCAGCTTCAAGCCGATCAACGCGAAGGCATCCACACAGGACGGTCTGAACCCTTCGCACATCGGGCTGGACGAGATCCACGCCCACAAGACAGCAGACCTGGTCAATGTGCTGGCATCTGCTGCCGGCGCCCGGCGGTCGCCGCTGACGCTGTACACGACGACCGAGGGCTACGAATCCCCCGGCCCGTGGGCCGACCTGCGGATGTTCGCCACCCAGATGCTGCAGGGCGTGTTTGGTGATGACGCCGACCACTTCCTGGCGGTGTGCTTCACCGTGGACAAGGACGACGAGGACTTTGACGAAACGGCCTGGATGAAGGCCAACCCGTTGGCCGAGAGCAATCCGCACTTGGTCAGCGCGATCCGGCGGGAGGCCATCGAGGCCCGGCAGATGCCGAGCAAGCTGGCCGAGTTCCGCATCAAGCGACTGAACCGGCGGGCGAGCAGTGCCGACGGGCTGATCAACATCCTGAAGTGGAACGCCTGCGACGGCCCGGTCGATCTGGACGAGCTGGAGCAGTACCCGTGCTGGGGTGGCCTGGACCTCGCCAGCACCACCGACCTTTGCGCATGGCGACTGGTCTGGCGCCTCCCGGGTCAGTGGGTCACCTGGGGCCGGCGCTGGGTGCCGACGGATGCCGTGAAGCAGCGCACCGCCCGCGGCACCGTGCCTTATGCCGGCTGGGTGGAGCGCGGTCTGATCGTGCAGACGCCCGGCGATGTCACGGACTACGCGGTGGTGGAGCGGGACCTGATTGCCGACTGCGCGCGATTCAAGCCGCAGGCGATCGCATACGACAGCTGGAACGCCCAGGAGCTGGCGCCGCGGCTCGCCGCTGCTGACCTGCCGATGGTGCAGTTCATCCAGGGGCCGAAGAGCTACCACCCAGCGATGCAAGAACTTGAGCGCGCCTACCTAAGCGGGGCGCTTTCCCATGGCGGTGACCCGGTTCTGGCGTGGTGCGCCAGCAACCTGGTCGCGCGCCGAGACGAGAACCTGAACATGGCCCCCAGCAAGAAGCGCTCGCCGGAGAAGATTGACGACATCTGCGCCCTTCTGATGGCGATGGGTGCCGCCCTGGCCAGCGAGCAGATTGGCGACCTGGAAGGCTTTCTATCCAACCCGGTGATTGGATCGTGAGCAGATTCGGCCAGGCTGTGAAGCGCTTCCGGGCGGCATTGACATCAATCTTGGGCTGGCATTCCGGATATGTGTCTGACCAGGTAGCTGCGACCTCTGGGGCCGGCATCACGGTGGACGCGGACGGAATGCTCAAGCTGTCAGCTGCCTGGGCGTGCATTCGACTGATTTCGGAAACCATAGCGACGATGCCGCTATCCGTCTATGAGCGGACGCCGGCGGGGAAGCGGGTTGCAGAGCAGCACCCTCTGCACATGATTTTGCACAGTCAGCCAAACCCAGACACGACATCGTCTGTGATGCTGGAGGCCATGATTGCTGCGATGCTGGCTCGCGGCAACGCGCTATGTGAAAAGCTGATGGCGGGCAATCGGCTGGTCGGACTGAAATTCCTCGATCCTCGGCGCGTTTCTAACGTGTGCTGGGGGCACGCTGGGCAAAAGGTGATTCGATACACCGAGCGCGACGGGCGCCAACGGGAGATCCCGGTCACTCGAATCTGGAAGATCCCGGGATTCAGCCTCGATGGGATCGATGGTGTCTCGGTAATTCGCTACGGAGCGGAGGTGTTTGGCTCCGCACTGGCTGCTGAGCAAGCTGCGAGCGGAACATTCAAGCGTGGCCTGATGCCGACGACGGTTTGGAAGTATCCAAAGGTGCTGAACCCCGGGCAGAGGGAGCAGGCGCGCGAGATGATCAAAAAGATCTCCGGCGCCGTGAACGCAGGTGACCCAGCCATTCTCGAGAACGGGATGGATGGCGATCAGATCGGGATCAACCCGAACGATGCTCAGCTCCTTCAGTCGCGAGCCTTCAGCGTCGAGGAGATCTGTCGATGGTTCCGCGTGCCCCCCTATATGGTCGGACATGCTGAGAAGTCGACCAGCTGGGGTACTGGTATCGAGCAGCAAATGATCGGATTTCTGACATTCACGCTGCGCCCCTGGCTGAAACGTATCGAGCAGGCGATCTCGAAAGACCTGATGACTCCCGCTGAGCGGCTGCGCTATTACGCGAAGTTCAATGTCGAGGGCCTTCTACGTGCGGACAGTGCTGGCCGTGCCAGCTTCTACTCGGTGATGGTCAACAACGGGATCTACACCAGAGACGAAGTTCGGTCCCTTGAGGACCGCGAGGCCAGAGGCGGCAATGCCGATGTGCTAACCGTTCAGTCCGCCATGATCCCGTTGGACGATCTGGGGGTCACAGATCAGCAGGCGCAGCAAGTTCGCGCCTCTCTCCGCGCCCTGCTGGGCATTGACGACGCGCCGCCCCCGGCGAACTGAGGAAGACCATGAGTATCAAGAACCTGCCGGGAGCCCCGGAGGGGCGAGTGCACGCTGCAGTTTCGAGTCACCTGAGCGCACGGGCTCTGGATCGATGGAATCCAAGTGTCTATGCAGCAGATGGCCAGGAGGACGAGCGCTCGATCAGCGTCTACGACGTGATCGGCCAGGACTTCTGGACTGGCGAGGGCGTCACCGCAAAGCGGATTGCTGGCGCGCTGCGGCGGATGGGAGCGGGCCCAGTAACCGTCAATGTGAACTCGCCCGGCGGGGACATGTTCGAGGGCCTGGCGATCTACAACCTGCTGCGTGAACACAAGGGCGAGGTGACCGTAAAGGTTCTCGGCCTTGCGGCGTCAGCAGCCTCCATCATCGCGATGGCTGGCGACACCGTTCAGGTCGCCAGAGCAGGCTTCTTGATGATTCACAACGCGTGGGTTGTCGCTGTCGGGAATCGCAATGACCTTCGGGACTTTGCCGACACGCTGGAGCCTTTCGACACGGCTATGGCGGACATCTATGCAGCCCGAACGGGGCGTGACCAGAAAGCGATGTCAAAGCTCATGGATGCTGAAACCTGGATTGGCGGCGCCGCTGCGGTTGAGGACGGCTTCGCAGACGAGCTGTTGCCGTCTGATCAAGTTAAGCAAGACGCAACGAAGGCCAGTGCCTCAGCCGTCCGTCGTGTCGAAACCGCATTGCGCGCAGCTGGAATGCCCAAGTCCGAGGCCATGCGCCTTATCAGTGAACTCAAGTCCAGCGCGGGTGATCCCGCTGGCAGCGGTGAGGGTGATCCCACCGGACAGGGGGCGCAGTCGCTCTCCCTCAGTGCAACCGCCGCATTGGCGGAATCCCTCACACACTCTTTCAAGGGGTAACACCATGTCACTCGAAAAAGACATCGAGAGCATCAACAGCAGCCTGAAGCAGGTCGGTGACCAGCTCCGGGCCCACGCCGAAAAGGCAGACAAGGAGATCAAGGCGCACGCTCAGATGAGCGCGGAAACCCGCGCCAAGGTCGATCAGCTTCTCGTCACGCAGGGCGAACTTCAGGCCAACCTCCAGGCTGCCGAACAGAAGATCGCCGTGCTGGATTCCGGTGGTGGCGGCGCCGAACGTCCGAAGACTTGGGGCGAACAGCTCACCGACGCCGACGGCTTCAGCACCTTCGCGAGTGCGTCTCGTCATGGGTCTACGATCAGTGTTCCGATCAACGCCAAGATCACTAGTGACTCCGGCTCTGCCGGTGATGCTGTTGATCCGATGCGGCTTCCGGGAATCATTCGCCCTGGCGAACGTCGGTTCTTTATTCGTGACCTCCTGAGCTGGGGGCGGACGACATCCAATGCGATCGAGTTCGTGCGGGAAACCGGATTCACGAATGCGGCGGAGGTGGTTTCGGAGAATCCGAGCGCCGGGAAGCCCGAGGCGGATATAACC